CTAAAATGCTTAATAAATAACTAAAAAAATACCGTCAAATGGCTGCAATTATAACCGATCAGATTAGAATATTAAACGCCAAAAACTTTGTTGCGAATGTTGGTGTTGGCACTTTTTATTCTTTTATTGGTTTACCAAATCCCAGTGATTATCAGTCTGATTGGGATAGTAATCCTCCACCACCGAAAGATAATTTTGACCAGGAAAATGATTACTGGGACACTATGGTATCGTTGAAAAAAATCAATGCGGGTGATGTAAGACAGGTCATAACAAAAAGATTTTGGTCCTCGGGGACAACCTATGATTATTACCGACATGATTATAATAGAGAGAATACAGCTCAAATCTCTGGAGCAACTAATTTATATTCAGCATTTTATTATGTAATAAATGAGGATTATAAGGTTTATTCTTGTCTTCAAAATGGAACTGATCCAAATCATTTAAAAGGAAGACCATCGTTGGATCAACCAACATTCACTGATTTAGAACCAAGATCTGCTGGTAGTAGTGGTGATGGTTATATTTGGAAATATCTTTATACAATAAAACCAAGTGAAGTCATTAAATTTGAAACGGCAGATTTTATTCCTGTTCCTGCAAACTGGAATACGTCAACAGATAATGCAGCAGTTAGAGATAATGCTGTTGACGGGTCAATTAAAATTGTTACAATTACAAATCGTGGAGTGGGTCTTGGAACAGCAAATGCTACTTATACCCGAGTTCCAATTAAAGGTGATGGGAGCGGGGCAGAATGCACGATTACAATTAACAATGACTCTAAAGTAAGTTCTATCACTGTTTCCAATCAGGGTTCTGGTTATACTTTTGGAAATGTTGATCTAATTGCTGGAGGAGTTCCAACTGGAACAACAAGACCAACTTTTGATGTTATCATCTCCCCTAAAGGTGGTCATGGAGATGATATTTATAGGGAACTTGGTGCATATAACGTTCTCCTTTATTCCAGAATTGAAAATGATAATGAAAATCCAGATTTTATAACTGGTAATCAAATCGCAAGAATAGGAATCGTTCAAAACCCAGAAGTTACCACTGGAACATTACTGACAATAGATAAAGCGAGTGCAGTATATGCATTAAGATTGACTGGAGTTGGATATAGCTCAGCAACCTTCACTGCAGACTCACAAGTAAAACAAACAGTCTCCTCTGGAACCACTGCTGTTGGTAGAGTAATAAATTATGACCAAACTACGGGAGTCTTGAAATATTGGCAAGATAGGACAGTTTCTGGATTTAATACTGTTGGAACAGCACAGACGGATCCTACACATGGGTTTAATATGACAAGATTTACTGCTTCACCATCTTCGGGTGGTAGTTTAACAATCATCCCATCAACTGGTTCAAATCTTTCTATTGATACATCCTTTACAGGTGTTAGCACTACAATAAATAGTAGAATATATTACATGGGTCAAACTTTCACAAACGGTGTTTCATCTCCAGAAGTGCGAAAGTATTCTGGAAATATTGTTTATGTTGACAATAGACCGGCGATTACGAGATCATCTAACCAAAAAGAAGATATTAAAGTTATTTTGCAGTTCTAAAGAATTATGCCTCAGCAAACGAATCTTAACGTATTTCCATACTTTGATGACTTTGATCAAACCAAAGGTTATCATAAGGTGTTGTTTAAACCTGGGTATCCAGTTCAAGCAAGAGAGTTAACTACTTTACAATCAATACTGCAGAATCAAATTGAAAAATTTGGTCAACATTTTTTTAAAGAAGGTGCAAAGGTTATTCCAGGAAATATTGGGTACACTCAACTTTACTATTGTGTTCAATTAAATAATAATTTTCAAGGAGTTCCAGTCTCTGCTTATGCAGATCAATTAGTTGGTAAAAAAATTACAGGACAAACGTCTGGTGTCACAGCATTTGTGGACAAAATTTTATTACCAATAGACTCTGAGAGAGGCAATTTAACACTATACATTAATTATTTAAATTCTAGTACTTCAAATAATTCAACCCAAATATTTTCTGACGGCGAATCTTTAATATGTAACTCTACAATTATATCTGGTTTATTGGGAAATACAACAATTGCAGCAGGCAGTCCATTTGCAGTCACTTTATCTTCAAGTGCCACTGCGACTGGATCTTCTTTTCAAATTCAGGACGGTGTATATTTTATACGCGGAAACTTTGTGAATGTAAAATCAGAGACTTTAGTTTTAGACCAATATTCAAATTCTCCAAGTTATAGAGTTGGTTTATTTATATCAGAACAAATTATTAATCATACTATTGATGAAAGTTTAACTGATAATTCTCAAGGATTTAATAATTATTCTGCACCAGGCGCAGATAGATTAAAAATATCTGTGAATTTAATAAAAAAATCACTAACAGATTTTGATGATAATGATTTTATTGAACTTGCAACAATTATTAATGGGGTTATTAAATCAAAAGTAGACAGAGGTGATTTGGGTGGTGGGCCTGGATATCTTGATATCAGGGATATTCTAGCAAAAAGAACTTATGCAGAGTCTGGTGATTACTACGTAAAAGATTTTGATGTAAGTATTTTAAATTCATTAAATGATAATATCGGAAATAGGGGAATTTTTCAATCAGGACAATTTACTTATGGAGGATCTGTTCCGTCAGATAATTTAGCATTATATAAAATTTCTCCAGGTAGAGCTTTTGTGCGTGGTTATGATCTTGAACTATTAAATCCAACTTTTATTGACGTAGAAAAACCAAGAACAACAAAAATAATTAAAGATCAAGAAATTATCTATAACACTGGACCAACTTTAAGAGTCAATAGAGTTTATGGAGTTCCTGTTCTTGGTATTGGAAATACATATGTTTTAAGTTTGAGAGACAGTAGAAGAGGTGTTGGAATAGCAACAGTTGGAAATGAAATTGGTCTCGCTAGAGTTTACGATTTTAAATTAGAATCTGGATCATATGATGCAACAGATTCTAATTTAAACCAATGGGATCTGTCACTTTTTGATGTGCAAACTTTTACTAACATTACTCTCAACCAAGCAACATCTTTGAGTGTTCCAACTCGTGTAGAAGGATTCAATAGTGGAGCAACTGGTTTTATTAGACATGCAGTGTCTGCAGGAGTGGCAGTAACAGTTTATGATACTTCTGGGGAGTTTATTGCGAATGAATCTTTAATTTTTAATGGTATTGCTGATGGAAGAATTGCAATTGCAGTTACCACACACTCACTCTCTGATGTAAAATCAGTTCATGGCACAAATAATGGAATCGTTGGTGTAGGATCAACATTTTTGGGGGATATAGTTCAATCTATTGGATTTAATGTTGGTATCGCAACAATTAGTGGTGGTAGTGGTGGTATTAGCACAGTTTTCAGCACCAATCCATTATTTCCAGGAACAGTAGTAAAAAGAAATGGTCTAGTTCAATTCAGTAACCCAACAAATAGAGACATCAATTTTGCAAAAGTAGTTAGTGTGGGATCGAGTAATATTACAATTCAGGCAGTAACAAGTGTTACTGGAATCGCATCAGGTGATTTACCAACAACAACTCTTAATGCTACAGACTTTAAAATTTTAACAACAAAACTAGATCCATCATCAGATAAAACTCTTTATACAAAACTTCCAAAAAATAATATTTCTTCTGTCGATTTGACTAACTCAAATCTAAGTATTAGGAAAACTTTTACAGTAAATATTGTTTCAAATCAACTTTCTGCATCTGTGACTGCGGGGATCGATGAAACATTTCTGCCATTTGATGAAGAGAGGTATACACTAACTCGCTCAAACGGCGAAACTGAAACTTTAACTTCGGATAGGTTTGAATTTTTAGTTGGAAGCACTCAATTGCAAATTCGCAATCTTGGTAGTAATGATACTGGTTCAACTTTAACTGCTACACTAAGAAAGTCAAAACCAAAAGCAAAAGAAAAAATTAAAAATAGAGTTAATTCTATCATTATTGATAAATCAAAATATAATGGATCTGGAATTGGAGCAACAACTTTAGATGATGGATTAACATATGGAAACTATCCATTTGGAACAAGAGTTCAGGACGAGATTATTTCTCTTAATACACCAGACATTATTGAAATTCATGGGATATTTGAATCAGCAGACACATCAAATCCATCTGCTCCAAAAATTACTCTTTCCTCTCTTACAAGTTCGTCCACAACTACAACAGAACTAATAATCGGAGAAGTTTTAATTGGACAGACAAGTGGGGCAGTGGCAATTTGTGCTGAAAAGTTGTCATCATCTCAAATTGTATTCATCTATAAGAATGACAGTAGATTTAAAGAAGGAGAAACTGCATCTTTCTCGGAATCAAAAGTAGAGGGAATTATCACCACTTTAGATTCTGGTAGTTTTGAAATTTCATCGAATTATAAGTTTAACAATGGGCAGGAGGAAACAATTTACAACTATGGCACCTTAACAAGAAAAAATGACTCTGAGGAACCGTCAAAAAGATTAAAAGTTTACTTCTCAAACGGATATTTTGAGTCAACCGATGATGGAGATATTACCACAGTCAATTCATATTCTAGATTTAATTATTCAACAGATTTACAATCGATTAACGGTAATTCGGTATCTGACATCATTGATATTAGACCAAGAGTTTCCCCTTTTACAGTATCTGAAAATTCCCGCTCACCACTAGAATTTCTTGGAAGAACTTTTAATTCCGCTGGTAATTCTGCTAGTAATATTTTAGCGTCAGATGAGTCAATTTTAACCACATTTGCGTATTATTTGGGTAGAATTGACAGAATTTTCTTAACAAAAGAAGGAGTATTTCAAGTTCAATATGGTCAACCAGCAGAGAGACCAGAAAAACCAGTTTTTATTGATGAAGCCATAGAAATAGCAACAATTACACTTCCCCCATATCTTTATACACCAGAACAAGCATCGATTCAATTTTTGGAATATAAAAGATATCGTATGGTTGATATCAAACAACTTGAAAACAGAATTAGAAATCTTGAATATTACACCGCACTTTCGCTGTTAGAAACCAATACCGCAAATTTATTTGTTCCCGACGCAGATGGATTGAACAGATTTAAATCTGGATTTTTTGTAGATAATTTTAGTTCTTTCAAACCACAAGAAGAAAATATTGGTATAAAAAATAGTATTGATATTAAAAATAAAGAGTTAAGACCAAACCACTATACTAATTCGGTCAATTTAATTTTTGGTCCTGTTACTAATGTTGACCCAACAGAAGATCTTAAATTTAATATAATTGAAGGAATCAATGTCAGGAGAGCAGATGATGTAGTAACCCTAGACTATGCAGAAATTGAATACATTAAACAATCTTTTGCAACAAGATCTGAAAATGTAACTCCTTTTCTTATTAGTTTCTGGCAAGGGACATTAGAACTGACGCCATCCTCTGATACTTGGGTTGACACCACTCGTCTTGAGGCAAAAGTTATTAATACTGAAGGCAACTATGCAGAAACCCTCAATAATTTAGCAAGAACTCAAAATGTCGATCCTCAAACTGGATTTGGTTCAATTATCTGGGACTCCTGGCAGACTAATTGGACAGGTAGAGATGTTATAGATTCATCAAGAACTAGAGAGATTTCCTCTGGTGGAGAATGGATTGGGTGGGCAGGTAGACCTGGACAGCCTGGAACTGCTTGGGGAACTCGAACAACTCAAGTCATTAGAGATGATTTTAGAGAAATTGTGGAAACAGGAGTTCAAACAAGAACAGGGACACGCACTATTGTTACAGAGCAATTTGATAGAACATCTGTTGGGGATAGAGTTGTAAGTAGAGATCTCGTACCATTTATGAGATCCAGAAATGTTGAATTTATTTCTAAAAAAGTTAAACCACTTACAAGACTTTATGCATTTTTTGATGGTAAAAACGTAACCAGATATTGTGTTCCGAAACTACTAGAAATTAGTATGGTTTCTGGAGCATTCCAAGTTGGAGAAAAAGTAATTGGCACACTTTTAAACACTGGTTTAAATCCAGATTTGAATAACACTTCGCCTAAAATAACTTTCAGAGCAGCTCAATCAAATCACAGAGAGGGTCCATATAATTTTCCAACAGTGACATTTGCAAATAATCCATATACAAATCAACCACTATCTGGAACTTACTCATCAACATCAAATATTCTTAATATAGATACTTTTTCTCTAGCGAGTCAAGCCCAAGGCGAGTTTAGTGGATATGTAGAGTCTGGTATGGTTTTAATTGGACAAACGAGCGGTGCGAGAGCAACAATTACTAATGTCAGATTAATTTCTGACTTATCAGCAACACTAATTGGGAGTTTCTTTATTCCTAGTCCAAATAATGTAAATCATCCTAGATTTGAAGCTGGAACTAAAACATTTACCATAGTTAATGATGAAAACAATAATCAAGATCTTGCGACCACAATCGCAGAGGAGGCATTTTCATCATCAGGGACTCTGGAAACTGTTCAGGAAAACATTATTTCTGTTCGTAATGCTAGAGTTCAAAATAGACAGGAATTTGAAAGTAGAAATGTCAACAGAAACTTGGGAACGCAGGTTGTAGGAAGCACAGTCGTTTCTGAGTCTTCAAGACAAGTTGTAATTGGATGGTATGATCCTTTAGCACAATCATTCTTGGTTGAAGATGAGACTGGTGTATTTGTTACTAAATGTGATGTCTTCTTTAGAACAAAAGATGATATGGACATTCCCGTTGTTTTCCAACTGAGAACAATGGAAAATGGATTCCCAACACAAAGGATTTTACCATTCTCAGAAATTGTTTTAGATCCTGATCAGGTATTAGTATCAGCTGATGGATCAGTTGCAACCACAATTGAATTTAAAGCACCAGTTTATTTGGAAGCTGGAGGAGAATATGCCATTTGTTTAGCATCAAACTCCACAAAGTATAGTGTTTATGTTTCTAGAATTGGTGAAAACGATCTGTTAACCCAGACGTTTATCTCTAACCAACCA